AAGAATTATATTACTAACTCTTACCATGTCCACGTGACCGAGCCGATCGACGCGTTTACTAAGCTGAGTTTCGAGGCTCAATTCCAGGCGCTTTCTCCCGGCGGCGCGATCTCTTACGTCGAAGTCCCTAACATGATGAATAATATCGAGGCCGTCCTCGCGGTTATCGGTTATATCTACGAAAATATTATGTACGCGGAACTAAACACAAAATCCGATTTTTGTCAAGTTTGCGCGTATGACGGCGAGATCCTGATCGTCGAGGAGGACGGTAAGTTAATTTGGGAGTGTCCTAATTGCGGTAATCGCGACCAGGCGAAATTAAACGTCGCTCGCCGTACGTGTGGTTATATCGGCTCTCAATTTTGGAATCAGGGCCGGACTCAGGAGATTAAGGATCGGGTCTTACATCTGTAACGGAGGGGTTAATATGGAGGAGCATATTAAGTTGCTCGAAAAAGAGATAAATTGCGCTCGGCGTAGTTTCCAGGTAGCTATGAGACGACCGGGAGTTACTAAGGTCGAGTTAGAAAATCTCGAGCGTAAGATCCGTATTAAAACCGATCTGTTAGTAATGGTTAGGAGGTTTGGAAATGTATTACGGGAAACTCAATAAGGCCGATATCGCTAACGGCCCGGGCGTCCGCGTGAGTCTTTTCGTCTCCGGTTGCGATCTTAAGTGTAAGGGTTGTTTTAACCGTGAGGCCTGGGATTTTGAGTACGGCGAGCCTTTTACCTCCGCTTTGATTGCTGAGATCCTCGACGCTTTGGAGCCTGATTATATCTCCGGCCTTACTATCCTGGGCGGCGAGCCTTTGCATAAGGCTAACTATAACGAGGTTAAGCGTATCTGTCGCCGCGTTAAACAGTATTTCCCCGATAAAACGATTTGGCTCTATACCGGTAAGACTTTCGAAAATGTGGGATATTGGGCGATCTTTGATTACGTGGACGTCGTAGTCGACGGCCCGTTTATCGAGTCTCAGAAAGATATTACTCTCAAATTCCGAGGATCCCGAAATCAGAGGATTATCGACGTCCAGGAGTCTATTAAGCTCGGTACGGTAATTTTACATACTGTCGAGAGGTGATAAGATTGTCGGATATCGAAAAGGATAAGATCCGAGAGCGTCAGTTAGAAAAGGCTATGTTTGCTCTATGGCGTAAGGAGAGCGGCGAGACTAACGATTTATGGTTAGAGCATTTGAAAAACTGTATTTCGGTAGCTATCCAGGAGGCCTTAACTGAAAAACAAAGATTTTATATTAGCCTGTATTTATCCGGCTATAATGGGCGCGAAATCGCTAAAATCGCCGACGTCGATCCTAGTACCGTTAGTCGCGGTATCTCGGCCGCTCTAAATAACCTATTGAGTCGTATTAAGTACGCGACTCCGTCGACTCTCCACGTCGAGACGAGAGTACGTAAAGCCTTAACCCGGTTATATAATTAGGAGGTTTGATAATGCAGAAAGCTAAATTTATGCAGATCGTCGAGGACGGTATTAAGCGCGATCGTCGGTTTATGGTCGTCAAGATCGAGACCGAGGGTAGCTCCGCCTGTGAGATCATTATTAACCCGGCGGAAAATTTCGCCGCTAAGCGAGCCTATTACAATAAGGCTTATAACGAGGATATGGAGCTTATCTCCGCTAAGGCGTCCGGTAAGCTGATCCGAATTACTGACGCGCTTATGACTAGCAATCTTAACGACCTTAATTGGTTTGCTTACTGAGGAGGTAATAATATGGATTTGGTCTTACAGACTGTATTACTGTGCTTTGTTGTGATCGTTTTTTTAATCCTGATCGAAATTTTCTTAATGTGTTTACCTACTCGTAAAACGGGTAGTAAGGAGATCTTTATTAAGTATTTCGAGCCGGGTCTCGAGGAGATCCAAAAGATCAGTAAGGGCGATTGGATCGACCTCCGCGCCGCTGAGCGCGTCGAGTTGAAAGCCGGAGAGTATCGCCTTATCCGCCTGGGCGTCGGTATGATCCTCCCGATCGGTTACGAGGCTCATATCCTCCCGAGATCCTCCACTCCGAGTAAATTCGGTATTATGATCGCTAACTCTATGGGCGTGATCGATAACAGTTACTCCGGCGACGGCGACGAGTGGAAATGTCCGGCGTACGCGATCCGAGATACGGTTATCGAAAAGGGCGACCGGATCGCTCAGTTTAGGATCGTGAAAAATCAACCTCGGATTACTTTTAAGAAAGTCTATCGCCTGAGGAGTATCGATCGCGGCGGTATCGGTAGTACCGGTACGAGGTAAGCGTATGGAGTCTAAAGGCGTATCGATCGAAAAGATTAGAGACGTACAAACTCGGTTAGAGTACGTCGTCCCCGGGTCGGTAGATTTCAAACTTTTAGAGGATAGCGGCGTATGCGATATCGTTCAAAAAACTATCGAGACTAGACAGAAAAAATTTATGGAAGATACCGACCTATGGGTTATTTGCGAGTTGGCGATAAAGTATCTCGAGTCGGTGCGTTAACAAAACCGTTAACAAAAACGTTAACAGAAACGGCGATTTAACAAAAACTCGATAGAGTCGGAGTTTACGAAAAATTTTCGAGCGTAACAAAAACGGGAAAAATAACAAAATCATAACAAAAAGTTTTTTGATTTTGTTACGGCTGTAACCCTTGCAAATACTAGCTTTTTCGGCCTGTATAACATAATATATATTTTTTTCTTTAGTCTTTAGAGAATAATATATAGTAGGTATATAGAGTATAGAGAGTAATAGTATATAAGAATTACAGAAAGTTTTTGTTATTCTGTTACGCTCGGAGGATCGGAGGTATTTATATGGACGATCACTCGATCCAGGTTAGCGAGAAACATAAAAAGCGTTTTCTTAGACGCTATCAGAATAACCTTAAGTGTATAGCTCGTCTCGAGGCGAAACTCGTTATCCTGGACGAAAGAATTACGTCTATTAAATCGACGAATTTATCCGGTATGCCTCGAGGCGGAGTCCCTGTTACTCTCGACGATCTGCTAGCCGATAAAGACGATCTCGAGAGACGTATTAAAAAGCTAAAAACGAAAAGCCGGGATCTTAAACGGTCTGTCTACGAGGCGATCGATTCTATCGAGGATCCTCGTTACTGTGAAGTCTTAGAGGCTCATTTTATAGACGGTTTGGATATCGAGGATATAGCCGAGGAAATGGGTTATACGGAAAGACACGTATACGCGTTATATAAAGACGCTATCAGTTGCGTAACAGTACCTACTCAGTAACGTAACATTACATTTCGTTGCGTAAGTGTGTATTATGTTAGTGTGGCGATTTGGGTATAGCGCTCATGTGTGTGACCTCCATTTATGGGAAAGAGTCGAGGAGATAATCCTCGGCTCTTTTTCCGCTCTTTTTAATTATGCCGGATTGTTGGAATTGGTAGACAACAGAGACTTAAAATCTCTTGCTCGTAGGGGCGTACGGGTTCGAGTCCCGTATCCGGTACCATTTCGCGAGGTGATATCATGTTACTAAAACCTTGTGGTCGCTGTGGTAATCTCATACCTTACGGCGCGGCTTATTGTAGTACGTGCCTACCGATCGTAAAAGAGGAGAGGGAGGCTAGGATCCGGGAGTCTAGGCTGAGGAGTAATAGGGCCTATAATAAGACGAGGGATCCTAAGTATACTCGATTCTATAACTCGATCGAGTGGCGGACTCTATCCGCTAAGAGATTACAGGACGACGGGTACCGGTGTACCTGGTGTAAACGAATAGCTACCGAGGTCGACCATATCCAGGAGATACAAACTCCGGAGGGGTGGGATAAGCGGTTGGATTATGATAACCTCCGCTCTATGTGTCACTCATGCCACGACAAAAGACACGGTCGATTTATAAAGAAAGAGAGACGCTTGTAAGGGTTATTCAGAGGCCCTGTACGGCGTTTTTATTTTTACCCTACAAACTACACTCGGAACGAAAGAAAATCGCTCTGAGAGGCTCTAGGGTAGGGGTGGGTAAAATTCTACGAGACTTTCGGAGGGTAACGGTACGGGTGGAGGTCTTTGTAGCAAAAACTCCCCACGAGAAACTTAAAGTAAGGAGGTTGTACATATGTGGGATAAGATCGAGATCGTTAGAGGTACTACTAACATGATCCATATTGACGTATTAGACGCTAACGGTAATCCGTATACCTTACAGGACGGCGAAAAGCTGATTTTCGGCGTTAAGCGTAACGTTACGGACGCTGACGAGCTAATCGTTAAGACGGCCTCCGTCGCTGAGGGCGGCGGTTACGTGGTTAACCTCGCTCCTGACGATACCGACGATCTAACCGTCGGAAAATACGTATACGACGTCGGCTTACAGTCCGGCGATTGTTTCTATAACGTTATTAAGGCTAACTCTTTCGTTATCGCCGGTAACGTTACTAAATGGGGGTGCGCTGAATGATTAATTTAATCGGACGCGTATCCGTAGAGAAAAAGTTAGTAACCGGATCCGTAAAGATCGTACCGAGCGGTAACGAGTTGCAGAGTAAAAAAGTTACTCCGTCTACGGCGGATCAGGTCGTACGGCCGGATCCCGGCTATGATGGATTATCCGACGTTACGGTCGCCGGTGAAAAGAATTTACAGGCCGGTAACATTAAATACGGCGTTTCCGTTTTTAATGTTATGGGTACTTTCCAGGGCGACGGTAACGCTAATAACCACGCGTTAACCGTTACTCCTACCGGTAAGGATTTTACCGAGTATCCTTACTCCGGCTTTGACGGTATCGGATCCGTTACGGTTAAGGGCGACGAAAATCTTAAGCCGGATAATATCGTCGAGGGCGTGGAGATCTACGGCGTCGTCGGTACTCATAAGATCGAGGTCGCGCCTGAGGGCGAGGCGTCTTTATCCTCTGTTTACGTTACTCCTACCGGTGAGACTTTCGAGGTAACGGGCGACGACGAGGGCGTCGACGGTTTTCATACCGTTATTGTCGAGGGAGATCCTAATCTCCGTCCCGAGTATATCGCTAAGGGTATCACCATTTACGGCGTAACCGGGACAATGACTATGGGCGTCCTGGAAGATTTCCCGGAGGAATTTCGGAGTTATAAGGATACGGCGGACGCTTTGTACGTCGAAAAATTCGGCGCGGAGCCTCCGGTCGATTTCTTTATGTTGGCTAGCGACGGCGGTAGCGTGACTTTTGGTTATATGAGTGACGCCTTTAGCGTTAGTCATTTTAATACAGTTGATACCGAGTTTAAGGCGACCGGTTGGAAACGTATTAGTTATCGATCTGTTACCGACGAATGGGTAACAGACGATTTCGCTAATAGTAAGAGCGCCGGAGGAAATTACCTTAAGCATATTCGATATTGTACTCGCGAAAAGTTGTATTACGAAAATAACGAGGTTTGGCCTAAAATTCCTGTGACGTATATGTACGGCAATAAGCAGTTTCCGTCCTTGCCTGATTTTGATAAAACAAATTATCCGTACGCGGTGATTGTAAAGGAAACGCCTGTATATGGCCTCGGACGAGATGGGTACTACTTTTTCGCTCTCGGTACGGATAGTTATTATTTTGAAACAGATACAGGCGTGTATTTTGGAGGATACAGTAAAGGCGAATTGGTACCGAGTATTGAATATAAATATTCGGACGGAGCGTGGACGCTCATTTCCGTTCGAGACAATATGAATATATCGCTCACTAACGATTATTCTAAAAAAGTGTGGACTAATGTCGATTTGAAGTATAACGGCACTATGTTTATATCTAAATCGGATCCTATTCCTCAGTATAAATAAAACGCTATGAAAGGAGTAACTCTTTATGGATATTATTAGCGCGATTATTGGTAAAAATAAGGCGATTAAAGAACTTATCGACGAATCTCAAATCGGCTCAAAACATATCATGAGTGATTACGTTATTAGCCGAACTCTCTCATTCGAACCGATGGACGACTTAGGGGGTATGTTTGCCTGTATTTATCCGCAAGCATTTGGACAATTTGACGATATCCGTTGGGACGTAAGATGGGACGATAAGCGTTACGACTGTGTTTGTAACGGTAGCGCTACGGTACTAACTATCGGAAATGCGTCTCTTATCGAGCCTGAGGCCGACGATACGGGCGAGCCGTTCTATATTTTGATCGACTACTCTCAAAATATGACTGTAATCGTGACGAATCAGACGGAAAGCTCTCATAAATTGACTGGCTCGCTACGGTACTTTTACTTATATCGTCATATTCGCGACGATTATTTTTACGGTACGACCTTACCCGTCGTAGAAATCCCGACACTTTTAGCCATGGGGTCGGGTGGTGAAACTCCTCTAAATGTCGGAACTCAGATGTTTAACGCCGACGTTAAGGGAAAGCCTATTGTTTGCCGGTTTAATTTTGGGGACAATCATTATTATACCGCCGTTTCTGTTAGAGAGGTCGTAGATGGTAAATCTTACCATACTTTTACAATTCCTCGAATTGAATCCGGCGTCGCTAAAATTAACCTGATTAAATTATACAGTAATGAGAACGGTTGGTGGGCGACCGTCGAGCAGTTCCGTTACTAACTGTATACGATTATTTTTTGCTTACGATTTATAGGAGGTAAATAACCTATGACCGATGTTTTCGATATTATTAAAGTCGACGCGGACGGTAACGTAACCGAACGTAAGAAGTGTACCGCGCCTAGCGTTCGCGTTTTGTCTACCGAGATTATGCCTAAAAACTATTGTTTAGGCGCGGAGGCGTTTATTGTTGATAAAATGGACGTCGCGTTTAGCGACGGTAAGGGTAATTGGTACCGTAAGGCCGATACTCCCGTCGTCGCCGGTAATCCCTGGTCGGCTTTGTTCTAATCCCTATAAAATTCTAGGAAAGGAGGCGATAATATGAGCGGTCAGAGATTACCCTTTGAGGTAGTACAGGCCCGAGGCGCTAAGCATTTCACTAAGGCCGAGATCCAGGAGCGACAAGAGCGCGAAATTAAGCCTATTACGGATAATATTATCGCTCCTACCTATCTAACCAAAAAGCAAAAGGACGAGTTTTACCGGATCGCGGATCAGCTTAAGAAACTTAAGATCCTGGGCGAGACCGACGTCGACGCGCTCGCTCGGTATATCGTGGCTAACGACTTTTATATTAACGCCGTTAAGCAAATGAGAAAGCCGGAGGTTAAGAGTAATCCAATTACTTTCGAGGCCTGGGCGAAAATCCAGGAGCGATATTTTAAGCAATGCCGCGCCTCCGCTAACGACTTAGGCCTATCTATTTCGAGTCGTTGTAAGTTGGTCGTACCTAAGACCGAAAAGGAAACGCCGAAAGAGAATAAGTTTAAGAAATTCGAAAAGAGGTCGGTAAGCGGTGCCTAGTGGATACGCTCCTATTTACGACCGAGTTACCGAGTACGCTCATAAAGTCGTCGCCGGTAAGGTTGTCGCCGGTGAATTACATATACTCGCCTGTAAGCGTCACTTAAACGACCTTAAGCGTCAGCGGACGGAGGAGTTTCCTTACTACTACGATCCGGCTAAGGCTATGGAGGTTATCGAGTACGCCGAGACTCTGACGATCGCGGAGGGATCCGAGCCTCGCTCGGTCGTCCTGATCGACTCTCAGGCTTTCGATATCGGTTGTACATTTGGTTGGTTAAAGGTTTCTAACGATAAGCGGCGTTTTCGCCGTCGTTATAAATCTATGGCCCGACAAAATGGTAAGACGTTCGAAAACGGTATACTCGGTACTTTTATAGGCGGTTTTGGTGGCTATAACTACGGTAAGCTCTTTACCGCCGCGACGAAAAAACGTCAGGCTCGCCTCGCCTGGGAGGAAATGAGCAAATTTATTACCGTCGATCCGGATCTTAACGAGTTTTTCGAGGTTAAGGATTATAAATCCCTGATTGAGGCGGTTAATACTCATTGTACGATCGAGGCTCTGTCTCGAGAGGGCGGTCTCGAGGACGGTTTCCGAGCGATTTTCGCCTCCGTCGACGAGATCCACCAACATAAAGACAATAAGATTTACAAGGCCCTTTATAACGGTACGCGAGCGCTCGACGAGACTCTCGTCTCTATGATTACTACTCGCGGCGATAAACTAAATTCGTTCTGTAAGGAAATGGACGATTATTGTATAAAAATCCTCCGTGGTCTCGCGACCGCTGAGGATTTTTTTGTCGATATCTATTGTCTCGATCCTAAAGACGATATTTGGGATCCGAAAAATTGGGTTAAGGCTAATCCGTTTATTTGCGCTCCTGGTAACGAGGCTAAGTTTGAGGTCTTGAAAACCGACGCTCAGACCGCTAGGGATATGGGCGGCTCGGATCTGAGAGACTTCCTTACTAAGTCTCTTAATATGTGGGTGCAAAATACCGACGATCAGTTTATTAACGCTGAGAAGTGGCAAAATTGCGGATCCGACCGTATTCTCGAGGATTTCAGAGGCCGCGACTGTTGGGTCGGCTTAGACTTATCCTCCGGCGGCGACCTTACGACTTTCGCTCTCGAGTTTCCGGACGGCGATAAGTATTACTTTTACAGTCATTCCTTTATGCCGCGAGGCCGTCTCGAGGAGCATATCGAGACTGATCTAGCGCCTTACGACCTTTGGGAGCAAATGGAGTTACTTACCGCGACCGGCGGATCGACCGATTTTAAGAACGATTTCGGCTTTATTATCCGCGAGCTTAAGAGACTCAGAGACGAGTACGAGCTTAAATACCTCGGTATCGGCGTCGATCCTCACAATTTCGACGGTATCCGTACGGATCTCGAGGATTTCGGTTGTCCCGTGGTTATTATCGTCCAGTCCTGTAAGAGTCTTAACGACGCGACGGTCGATATCCAGTTACTTTGTAAGTCTGAAAAGCTCGAGTATAACAAAAATAACGAGTTGCTAACCTGGTCTTTCCTTAACGCGAGTATCGTCCGAAATTCTTTCGACGAGGTTAAGGTCGATAAGAAACCGGGAGCAAGATATAAACGTATCGATCCGGTCGACGCCTGTATCGACGCTCACGCTTGTATGTTGAAAAACAAAACGGCGGAGGTCGTCGACGTCGAGTCCGAACTCGATAAATACCTTAAGGCTATGGGTTGGAAAAAGTAAGGAGGAGGTGAAATAAACCGATGAATATTTTTAAGCGATTTACTACGGCGGTACGGATCCTCTTTAACAAGAGCGGCCGCGAGACGGTCGAGCTTAACGAGTTATATAAATTCCTGGGTATCGATCCTCGAGCGGACGAGGGCGTCCTTTCCGAGGCGACTTATTACGCGTGTCTTAAGATCCTCTCCGAGGCGATCGGCAAAATGCCGCTTAAGCTCCTGAGATATACCGATAAGAACGGCGTCGCGACTATGCGTAAGCATTATCTCTATAAGATTTTGCACGACCGGCCTAATCCCTATATGACCGCTACGTCGTTTTGGTCTACCGTCGAGTTTAATCGTAACCACTACGGTAACGCGTACGTATGGATCCAGGGCGCCGGTAAGAACATGAAATTATGGATCTTACCCTCTAATAGCGTCGAGGTTTGGTACGATAACGCGAAAATCCTCGCGGATCAGCCGGATATTTATTATCTGTACTCCGCCGGTGGTAAGATCTATCGTTTCGGATCCGAGGAGATCTTACACTTTAAGTCGTCTAACAGTTTGGACGGTATTCTCGGTATTTCCGTACAGGATCAGCTTAAAAACACTCTGAGCGGATCTATTAAGTCTCAGAAAATGCTTAACAAGATGTACGAGAGTGGCTTTACCGCTAAGGCGGTATTACAGTATACCGGCTCTCTGAGTGACGATAATACTAAGGCGTTTGTCGCCGGTATTGAGGCTTACGCTAAGGGCGAGTTACGAGATGACGGCGTCGAGAATATTATCCCGATCCCTATCGGCTCTACTCTGACTCCGCTTAACGTTAAGCTCGCCGATAATCAGTTTATCGAGGTTAAGCAGTATACGAGCGGTCAGATCGCGGCGGCGTTTGGTATTAAGCCTTACCAGTATAACGACTTAACTAAGTCTAGTTACGCGTCCGCCGAGGCTCAGCAGTTGAGTTTTTACGTCGATACTCTGCTGTACATTATTAAGCAGTACGAGGAGGAGTTAACTTATAAGCTCCTGAGCGACCGAGAGACCAATAGCGGTTATCATTTTAAGTTTAACGTCGCGGTTATCCTGAGAGCGGATCTCGCTACTCAGATCGAAACCCTCTCTAAGGGCGTCGCCAATTTCATTTATACGCCTAACGAGGCTCGAGCTATGTTAGATCTCGAGGCTAAGGACGGCGGCGATAAGCTCCTCGGTAACGGTGCGAGTATCCCGGTCGAATACGCCGGTACTCAATATATGAAAAATCCGGAGCCTCCGGAGGACGATCCTCCCGAAGATCCGGAGCCGGAGGAAACTCCGGAGGAAAATAACGAGGGAGGAGGTAAAGAAAATGAATGAGGATAAGTTAACCGTATCTATGGACGATCCGGAGGCGACTCCTGGTGTTATCTGTAAGGCGGCGAGCGTTCAGCCTTTAGAGGCGACCGAGGAAGATCTTAAGAAGATCAATAAGTACACTCTGAGACCTTTTAAGGCCGAGGACGTTTTCGTTTTTAAGATCGTTATGGCCGATAACGAACAGGACGACCGCAATTATATGCCCTTTGATCTTAAGGCTTTACAGGATCTTAAGAAACTGTATCCCGGTAAGCCTATGATTAAGGATCATATGAGACGCGCCGACAATCAGATCGCCCGAGTATTTGATACCGAGTTAGTCCAAAACGCGAATAAGCAGACCGAGCGAGGCGAATTACATACCGAGTTAATCGGCCGGGCCTATATGATCCGTACCGATTCTAATAAGGATCTGATCGCCGAGATCGAGGGCGGTATTAAAAAGGAGGTCTCTACTTCCTGTACTCCCGAGAAAATGATTTGCAGTATTTGCGGTACCGACAATATGAAAAAGTATTGTCGTCATTGGCCCGGCGCTAAGTATGTCGTCGAGGACGGTACTCCCGGAGGCTCTGAAAAGCGTTGTCTTATGTTGCTGAGCGGCGCTAAGGACGCATGGGAGTTATCTTTCGTCCCCGTTGGCGCTCAGCCTCGAGCCGGTACTCATAAGAGCGTCGGCTTTACTAAGCCGGTTGCAGAAACCGAGGGTCAGGATCCGGAGGTTAAGGATCAGACCGAAAATAATCATATCGACAAAGACTTAGATCTCGCTTTTAAGGTGCGAGAGGCTGAGTCTTTTATTTTTGTTCAAAATTAAGGAGGAAAAATATCATGAATAAGAAAATGCGTGAAATTTTAGCTCAGATCCAGGCTAAGACCGCTGAGGCTAAGGGTTTTATGACCGAGGGCGAAAATAAGGACGTCGCTAAGGCTAACGCTATTATGGACGAGGTCGACGTCTTAAAGGCCGAGTTTGAGGCCGAAAAGCGTATCTATGAGGCTGAAAAGGCCGAGGGTATCGAGGGCGCCGAGCCTCACGCCGGTACCGGCGAGCCTGAGGTTAAGGAGCTGACCGGCGAGCAGATCGTCGCTAAGGAGATCCGCTCTATCATGTCTAAGGTCGCCGATAAGGACTTACAGGAGTCCGTCGAGGCCGACGGCGGTTATACCGTCCCTGAGGATATCGTGACTCGCGTCGAGAAGTGGCCCGAGGCTCGTTATAGCTTCCTGGACGATATCTCCGTCGAGAACGTCTCCACTAATAAGGGCGCTCGTACCTATCAGAAAAAGGCCGATACTGAGGCTTTCGTCGACCTGGACGAGAACGGCGCTATCACTAAGAAGATCGCCGCTCCTCAGTTTGAGCGCGTGACTTACGCGATCCAGGATCGTGCAGGCTTTATGCCCGTCTCTAACGACCTGATCCACGACTCCGACGCTAATATTACCGGTATCGTTACCGAGTGGTTGGCTCGCGCTAATATCGCGACCGCTAACGAGAAGATCCTGGGTATTATTAAGGCTAAGGCTCAGGTCGCCCTGGACGGTATCGCCGGTATTAAGCACGCCGTTAACGTTACCCTGGGTCAGGCTTATAAGGCCGGTGCTAAGATCATCACTAACGACGACGGTCTTAACTACTTAGATACTCTTAAGGACGCTAACGATCGTTATCTGTTATCTCCGGATCCGGCTAAACC